ACTTCAGCAGGCGTGATTTTAGCCACCTCACTCATCGCTGACCCCCATCTGTTTGAGCGCTTCCACGGCGCGGGCGTATTGGTCTCGGCTCTGTGTCGTGTCCCGCATGAGGCGGAGGGCCTCAATGGCCGTTGCGTTCGGGACCGGTGGGGCGATGCGCACGACCGTTTCGATATTGCCGGGCGCGCTCATGCGCTTTCGCAGTTCGTCGAAAAATTCCTGGGTCATCGTCATTCTGGTTTCCCCTTCTTCGTCACTGCAAATCCGGTGCGCTCCGCTATCTGAGCCGCGCTCTGTTCTGCGAAATCATCAACCCAATCGGTAATCCGCGGACTGTCGCCGCTCTTCAGGCGCCACATCCAAAACGTCAGAGCGCGAAACCGTGCTTCGTCGGTCGGTAGCGTGGCCAGCCACTCCCCGATTGATCGGAGGGCCAGCAATTCGGTATCCCAATCGTCGGCTGGGATTTTCTCCGTGCGTGGCCCGCCGCCAAGGAAGCGCGGCAGTCGTAATATCGTGGCCATTAGCCGAGCCTCCTGATCATTCCCTTCACGATCTCCTCCGCCGCTACCAGCGCGACGCCAGCGACGATGAGATAGAGCCCGATAATCTGCCACGTGGTCATGTCTCACCTCGGGCCTTTTTGAGGGCGGCAATGCCCTTTTCGATCACGTCGCCACCATCATCTAAGCCACCGCCTTCGCACATGTCCCTCAGCGCCTCGTATAGGTCTGGCGCTGCCGCGATCAAAGCGGCGTCGTGCTCATCGATGCAGCCACTGACACTCATGTATCGGCCGCTTGTGTGAGTGCCGAAAACGCCGCCCATCTCGTCGAGCATCACTCCAATTGTGTGATGGGTGCCGGTTTTCTTTGTCGCGCGGCGCTCAACGAGCCAAGGCCCCGGCGTGAATTTCGTCTCTCTCATGGCCTCACCTCGCCGCGATCGGTATCAACGTCCAAATGATGGCCAGACCGGCTGCCAGCAGACTGAATATGACCAATGGCAGATTGATATGCCCTGACGGCTCTGTGTGTTCGGCGCGCTTGATTTGCGAGTTTCGAGCGCAGTTCGACGATCTTTCGTTTGAGTTCGGCACTTTTAGCCTCCGGATCGATTACGTATTCGCGGCGCCTTTGCATTTCGGCGAGGACGGCGCGGCCGGCGGCATATCCATGGCAGTATTGCCGGTTGCCATCGGTCGGTATCGGGTGGCTATCCAACCCCGCCCACATGCCTCGCTCAAACTCTATGCACGGATGCAGCATAAAAACTCCCACTCTCGGGGATAGCGCGGCCGGGTTTGAATGCAACGTCCAGCCCCCGGCCGCGCTTCGCGCTCAGATGCCCCGCACACCTGATGGAGACGGCTGGACGTATCTGCTATGCGACGCGGCGCTGACGCGCGGAGTTGCGGAACCGTTGGTCGGTGTAGTCGGGCATCTCGACCTCGATCAGGTCGGGTATCCCGCAAATCTCTCGGATGTGATCAGCGCAGCGGCGGACTGCTTCGCGCGCCTCCTGAAAAATGATGTTTTTGTCTCCGGTCGAGTCGCGACTAATCTTGATCGACGGCGCCGGCTTGATGACGCTGGATGTCCAGGCGCGCAGGTCTAGGCGAATGAGGTCGCAGTGCTCATCAACGACGATCCGGCAGTGTTGCTCGGCATAGTTGACGATCAGTCCGTCAACGACGGACGGCAGCTCCAGATCATAGTCGGTGGCGTACATCTGTCTCTCCCTCTGTCACCAGCCGCCGCTACCTGGGACCATTCCCTTGGGCTCGAGGCGACGAGCCGGGCGGCTGGTGATGAGAGGACTATATGCAAGACAATCTTGCATAGCAAGTAAAACTTGCGTCATGCGGCAAAAAAAATCACGCCTGTGGACGGCGCCGCATGCGCCAGTAGGCGACAACGGTTCCTAAAACCTTATAACCGTTGACAGAATTGCAGGTAATCGTGGGATAGTCGGCAGACAGGGACACGAGGTCAAAAACCGGCTCACCCTTGCTGTCGACGCCACGCGGGCGGTATTCGCGGACGACGCTGCCGCTGTCCACCCTCGCAACAACGTGATCGCCCGCCACGGGAATCACCGCGCGGCTGACAACGATTACGTCACCGCTGTCAATTTCTGGTTGCATTGATTTGTCGGATACTACGACAGCGATTGCATCGGGCGGAACGTCGCCGGCAATAGATATGCGCGGCATTCCGGCCCCTGAATGGCCCCCGTCGTAATCGTCCATCCCCATAAGGGGAATACTACGTGCGGCTAGTTGACTGTCAAGATCGCGTAAACCTACGGGGGGCAGCCCGGCCACGGTCGCTGGCTCGAGCCCGAGAGCGTCGATCACAGCGGGCATGTGCCGGCGGGATGGCGCGGTGATTCCGGCCTCCCATTGGCCAATGGCAGCCCGCGTCACGCCCGCCAAATCGGCCAGCGTGGCTTGGCTCATGCGCAATTCGCGCCGCCGTTTTTTTATAAGTTCGCCCAAGGTCATCGAGTCGTTTGGTGCCTTTGTGCCTCCCTGTGGACAAGGCAAGGTATTCTTATCTTGCGGCAAGTTTTACTTGCAAATTGAGTCGCGGCGCGCTAGGCGTCTGACATGCATCAGGCGATCACCAAACAGGCCATAGAGGCTGCCGGCGGTGCCACCCGGCTTGCTGAGCTGCTGGGCATTACCCGGCAGGCGGTTGAGCAGTGGGAGGCCGTGCCGCCTCGTCATGTCCTGCGTGTCGAGCAGGCGTCCGGCGTTTCTCGCTATGCGCTTCGGCCCGACATCTACGGCGAGCCCCCCCGCCCTTTGAGGGGTTCGAGTGAGGCGTTCGCCGCGTAGCGTCCCCGTATCTGTTGCGTCCTGCGTCCACGCCTGCCGACAGCGGCGGGCGGATGCAGTCGTGTCCGATCAACACGGCCAGTCGATCTCTGTGATGGAGACGCGCATCCGTCCCCCGCTGCCGCCGATACACCCCGGCGGCGGCAATAATGCCCTCAACTGGCCGGGCGCAAATGCCCGGCTTTTTTGGGAGCCGGAAACGATGAAGCCTCGAGATGCTGTGAACATCCCGAGGCCCCTGGTTTGAGGTCGGTAGTAGCCGAGGCTCAACCGTTTGGAACTAACCGATCGAAGGAGGATCGGACGCATGACAAACATATCAAATCACGACACGTGCGGCAAGCCGGTCACACGCAAGCGAAATCGCAAGCTGGGGATCATCATCGGATGCCAGCGCATGACCGGCACATTGGACGACTTGGTCGCCCTGCTCCGCAACGGGCTCGGCGCCGTCCGCACTGGCCGGGATTATCGCGTCATCGCTTCCGAGGCATTCGAGACGTGGAGGCTGCAGTGAGCGAGATCAGCGACCTCGAGGCCACGGTCAACACGCCCTGGCCGAAGCGCAGGCCAAAAGGCCCGCGCGGCATGGCCAACGCCCAACGCCGGCAGGCCCGGTCATTGGAGACGCGGGCCCGCCAGCTATTCCAGAGCAAGGGCCGCGAGCCGTCCTTGCCTCAGTTCAAGTGTCTGGAAGATTAGCCAAAGAAAAGAGGCCGGCGCCTGCAAGCTAAACCGGCCTCAAATCAGACGAACGAGGAAGTTATGCCAAACAAATGTGAAGAATGCAAGGCAAATGCTGTTGATATTGCTAGGAATACACCGGGCACACCAACGGCAAAACTGATCGCGATCCTCGAAGCGCACGGCATCACGAACGCTGCCGAGCTGGCTGAGATTGTCGGCATTTCTGACCGCGCCGTACGCAAGGCCCGGAACTACAGGACCGGAACTCAGGTTCCGCCCGGAACTACAGGACCGGAACTACAGGACCGCCGCGGAACTCAGGTTCCGAAAACGGAACTACAGGACCGGAACCACAGTTCCGCCCTCGCGCGCGCGAATAAGGAATCTTCTACGAAGATAAATATTACTCAGTCAGTCAGTCAGTCGCACGCGGGCGAGCGCGCGATCGACCCGACTGGCTGGCAGGATTTGAAATCTGCCTTCAACGGTTCGACCGAGGCCATGCTCGCCGACGTGCAGGCGTTCATGGGTCCGATCGCCAACCGTGGCGACGCGGTCAAGTGGCTGTCGGGAACCTTGTCGGCATACGGCCAGCAGCGCACGGCGCAAGCCTGGACGATCATCACGGCCAAGCGGGCGCAGGGCGAGATCGTCGCCAACCCGTTGCCGCTTTGGGCCAAGACGGCGGGCGGCATGAAAGCCACGGCCAGCGCTCAGGCGCAGCCGCGCAAGCCGAGCCGGTGGTGATCGCCATGCTCAACACCAGCCCCAAACTTTCGGGATCGCTGATCCTGACACCCGGCGATGACGCCGCTGATCTGATCCGTGCCGCCGGGTTCAAGTCCGTCCGCGATGCCAGCATGGCGCGCGAAATCCTCGACAGTAACGGCCGCCTGCGGCCAGAGCTTTCGATGTGGGACAGCTTCGTGATCGTCATCCCCGAGGGTGGCGAGAACTGGCGCGATACGGTCGCCATCAACATCGGCGACATCAAATGTCGGTGGGCGTATTTCCCCGATAGTCTTGACCCGATCGACCTCGCCAACGCGATCCGCACGGCACGCCCGATGTGGACAGACGAAGTAGCCCGCATGTCGGACGTGCCGGATGGCGGCGTCACTGAGACCTACCGCACCGGGTTCGGCGGGCTCGATCATCACGGCTGGCGCATCACAACGCCCGCGTTCATGCCTGTGATCGGTCCATACGGCTCGGGCAAGAGCGTGTTTCTGCGCCAGCTTCTCGTCAACCTGTGGCGGCTGCACGGCTGGAAGTTCCTGCTCACCGCATTCGAGGAAAAGATCAAGCCGCGCTACGAGCGCGATCTGCGCCGGAACATGATCGGCAAGCCGCAAGCGTCCTGGACGGATGAGGACGTGGCTCGCGCCGACATGGAGATCGACAAGTGCGCGGTGTTCCTGCGGCGCAAGCGTAACGAGACGCTCGATCAGACTCGGTTGCTCGATCGCATCGAGTACGCGGTGAGGGTCTACGGTGTGCGCGTTGTGTGTATCGACCCGGTCAACGAGATCGATCATCAGGTCGGACGCGGCGAGAGCAAGACCGACTACATGGGCCGGTTCATCATGAGCCTGAAAGCCCTCGCTGACGACTACAATCTGCTGATGATCTGCTGTGCTCACCCGCCGAAGGACGGTGTTGAAAAGCGGTTGAGCAAGAACGGTCTGTTGACGCTCAACGACGGCGCCGACACCGCGCATTGGGGCAACAAGGCTGACATCGGTCTCGCGCTCTGGCGCAACATCGACGGCCCGACGCTGCTCCACATCGACAAGCTGAAGGATCACGAAAGCATGGGCAAGCCGACGCTTGCCGAGCTGATCCTCAACCCTGCGCTTAATCAGTTCACGGTTGGCCGTGTCGGCTACGAGATCATGGGGGACAACGCATGATGTTAGAGGAAGCAATTCGGCGTGCGCTTGCAGATATCATCTCGGGCAAATCGTACCAGCCAACGAAGCGGGCCGTGCCCGACATGGTGGGGGAATATCTCGCAATGGGCTGGGTGCTCGAGCGCTGGGACGAATACGGCTGCGCCATCCTCATCTGGCCGAAGGAGGGCACCCCGCCATGACCCCCACTCCACTCGACCTGGCCCGCGAGCTTACCCTGCTCAAGGCTTACCGCCCTCGCAAGCGCAGATCAAAGCGGTCGATGAAATCTCGACGTGCCAAGATCGTTCGGCAGATCCGTAAGGCGTTCGCTGGGGGAAGGCAATGACCGTGTTCCTCCGCTACGTGACCCACGCCGACGTTCCGGCATTCGAGGCCAAGGGCTGGCGCAAGCATTCAGACATGCAGCGTCACCATAGCCACTACTCAATTCTGATGATCTGGGAGGGCGACGGTGAGCCGGATTGAGACCATCGGCGACTGCACGCTGTACCTGGGCGACTGCAGGGAAATCCTGCCGACGCTCGGCAAGGTTGATCACGTCCTCACCGATCCACCATATGGAACAGACGCACATGCTGCCGGACACCGCGTTTTAAGCATTATCGGGACGCGGCGACGCGATCGTATTGCGTCGCCGCTGAGCTTCGATCCGCTGTCTGATGAAACAATGGATTTAGTCGCCGACTTCTGCGCCGAAAACTGCAGTGGATGGGCGCTCGCATTCTGCCAAGTGGAAATGGTTGGCAAGTGGCGGTTAGCTTTCGAGGGTGCTGGTGCTCGGTGGTCGCGGGGGATGGTGTGGGTCAAACCTGACAGTTCTCCGCAGCTTAGCGGGGACCGCCCTGCCCAGGGGTTTGAAAGCATAGCGTTGGCTTGGTGTGGGGTAGGTCGTAGCGTCTGGAACGGCGGCGGCAAGCGTGGTGTTTTTGTCATGAGCAAGCACGACCCAGGAATGGGTCATGGCGGCGGCAAGAACGAGCACGAGACGCAGAAGCCGGTCAAGCTGATGTCTGAGTTGGTAGAACTATTCACCAATGACTGCGACGCCATCCTCGACCCCTTCATGGGCTCTGGCACTACTGGGGTTGCCTGCGTAAAGCTAGGCCGCAAGTTTATCGGCATCGAGATCGAGCCCAAGTATTTCGACATCGCCTGCCGTCGTATCGAAGCCGCCTACGCTCAGCCTGATTTTTTCGTCTCCCCGCCAGCCCCGAAAGCCGAGCAGCTTGGCCTTGGCCTGGAGGCCGCAGAATGATCCCCGCGACCGCCCTACACCTAGCTCTCGCCCTCGAGACAGCAGCGGAGAGGAAAATGGCCCTCAAGCCCCGTCCCAAGCTCAAAGGCATCCCCATAGGCGGCTCATTCAAGGCCACTGACGGGGGCAAGGTCGAGCCCAAGCCCAAGCGCGCCAAGCTATCCCCGCCGGCTCAGTACGCCGCGAAGACAAAGCGCAAGTGGAGGGCGGCGAAGTGACGGATTGGGCTGACACGATTGCACGGGAATGTGTCGGCAACGGCATGGGCGACAGCGACGTGTGCCGCCTGATCGCGGAGGCGTTGCGTGCCGAGCGCGAGGCGTGTGCCAAGATCGCATTCGCCCACGAAAAGCGGGCACTCAAAGCCGGCGCATCGACAACCGCCGGCTGGTGTCTCGACATCGCCGCCGCCATCCGCGCCAGAGGGGAGGACCAGACCTAACTCACACAGGACCACGCGTGCCCGCGTATTCAACGGGACACCACAAGCATGAGCAACCGCGCCTTAGTCTACCGCTGCCCACCCAACTCAGAGCACAAAGCGGCTCAAGAGCTACGCGACGCTGGCATTCGAGCCTACGTGCCCCGTGACCGGGCCGGCCGGCGGTCGCCGTTCACCGGCAAGCCCCCGGCGCCGGCCCCCGGCTACGTCTTCGCCAAGGGCGCCCTGCACTCGGCCTATGCCAAGCACGTGCGGGGAGCTCCACTTGGCGAGGTCTCGAAAGCTGAGCTT